GTACAAAGCGCCTCAACCATATCCTCAACCAAATCCATTGCGGTGATTGTCCTAAGTTCCACATCACCACCACCGACAAACGCATATATCTCAAATGTGTTGGTGATTTTATACCGCCCCAATGATTGCCCGTATTCGCTTGTAGCCTGCGCGAATGAGACGCACGCAAATGGTATATATGGAGGCTCAACAATGGCCCCAATTTGCACAGATGTACGCATATCAAGGGCGCTTTCTCCCAACGAAAAATCAGCGGATATGATTTGTTTGATTTTTTCGGCGATCTGTCTTGTCCTTGATGCCATTACCTTTCCTCATTTAGGGCGATTTTCAACAGGTTGCTCAACTCTTTGGGTGCGCCTGTCTCAACAATCATTTTCATGGCGCGACCCATGAATAATCGGGGCTGCATGTGTCTTGTGCCAAATTCAACATATCCGGCATAGTTGACCGGCGCGCCACTTGTATTGCCACCGGCACGCAACAAAACGCGGGGCCGGCCTCCTTTGGTATCAAAAAGGCCCGTGATTGAGGATCTCAATCGGCCTGTTTGTACTTTGGGGTAGTCGGTTGCGTTGATCTTCGCTTCGCGCTCTGCCTTGAGGCTGATGATTTGCAACTTTTTGTACAGGGTCTTGACAATGCGCTGATCGGCGCGCCTCATGCGGTGTTCAAACTGCTTTAGTGATAATTGTTTCATGTATCACCTCACAAAAGCTGTCTGTATTCGCGAAACGGGGCAAGGATTTCTTTTACTTCGGGCGGCATGTTCTTTGGGCTGATTGACACAGTGGCCGCGCGTTGCGTGATGCTGTCTTTGCCCTGTGTTGCCTTATTGCGGTGCAACTGTGAGGCCCATACACAGATCCCATGCTCAAGATCGGCGGGCAAATTGCTGTTTGCGTATCCAGCCTCACAAACCACCTTGATCGCCCGATACCCGCGCTCAAATATATCAGTTGCGGTGATGGGATTAAGGATAACTTGCCCCAAGTACTGATCAAGTGTATACGTGCCCGAATCGATCAACGTGTCGGCCGTATATTGACGATCTACATCGCTATGTATTGATGATACTGACTGCACCGGCCTCATCGGTAATTGTAGAACCTGTGCATTTTCGTTTGTTGGCCTGTCAAGGAAGAACGTGTGTGTACTTGCCAACATACGAGGTGACGCAAGATTATCAGGCTTGCGCCACCCCATGAAGCGAGCGGTTGCGGCCTCAACGCGATCAAGTAAAGCCTCAAGATCAGTGTTGGCGGTGTCGCCTGTGATCTCGGGGATATACTGTTTAAGCGTTGAAACCGTCACCATTGGCATGATTATGCATCACGCCGCGCAGCGAATTCAAAAGCAAATTCAACATCACAAACCGCACCCGATCCCGTGTGCGTCTTTACAATCTTGATCGCGCCCAAATCGGAGAAGTCAAGATCAACAGTTGCAACCAATGTGAGTGCCTCAACAGTGCCCGCCGTCAATGCGGCTGATTGTGTTGTGCGTGTCGCAAGTGTAGTCGATCCATTTGTCACGGTGAGTGTTAAATAGTTACCCGAATTAAGAGCGGTTGTCTCGTTAGGAACAAGCAAGATGCGGCTAAGGGTAAGTTTTCGATATGTTGGCATGTATCGGGATTCGTCAACCGTTGATGATGCGGATACCAAGTGTTTAGTGTATACAATTTCCATTTTAAACCTCTTATGAAATGCTCATGTTGAAACCAAACGCGACATTTTTTGTAGCATCTAGATCAAGTGTGTCAAAAGTTGCGCGCATTGTAGCCACGATCTCAGTTGCTCCAACATCAATCTTGCGATCGGTCTCAACAAGGATACCGCGACGCTCAAAGATTGACCAAGAAGGTGCATGCGCCATCAATAGGCCTGTCTTTGTCTTGGTTATGTTGTCGTACTTTCCGGCGGCGTTCAAATCAGCAGACAAGAATCGTGTCATAATTATGGGCATTCCCATAATGGCGGCGATCTGCCCAGTTTTTACACTCGCCAAAGGGCCGAACACATCAATGGTTTTTACTTCGGTCAATTCAAGAAGGTTGGCAAGTACAGCCTCAGGAGAAGCGAACATAACAACATCCTGCATTGCAAGTTCACCCATTTGCGCCTTTAGGCCCAACAGGTTAGCAAAGTTGAATGTACCTAGATCCGCAGTTGATGAGCGTGCATAGGCTTGTTTACGCATTCCCTTGAACATTCTACGGTGATCGCTTGACCCACCGAGAGGAGGAGTTGTACCCCATCGGGATCTTATATTCCAGTCAGAAATAGCATCTTGATGCGTTGCGCTGTCATCACCGTTGATTAAAGCGTCTTCCATCGCATCATTAAGATCGTTGATGATCTGACGTTGCAATGAAGGAATCACAGCAATTGCGCTATCCTCAGCGGCCGCATCATCAATAATAAACCGGCTTGCAAGCCCTTTTATGGTGATACTTTTTTGTGATGTCGTCACAGATGACGGGGAAAATTGGGCCGGATTGTCGCTAGAAATACTCCCTTTTAGATAGGGGCGGCCGCCGCGGTTCATGCGGGGCACGATTATGGTATTTCTCTCAACTGCTTGCTTTTGCAGATTGTCAGCAACTACGCGGGGCAATTGGCTTTGTTCTTCGATGTTAAAATAGAGGTTTGCAGCAAATTGATCGGGTATCCACTCAGCACCGGCACCGGCTGAATCATTGAAAGCCTTTTGTACAAGAGGCTGCATGAAACGGGGCGCTTTCTGCATGTGTTTCCACAATTTAAGATCGCTCTTTGGTGTATGTGGGTTGCTCATAATCATGCGAGCAAGTGACCGCTCTTTGTTGATTTTGAGGAGATCCGCATGCCATTGGTTGACCGGCTGATCAGAATCCAATAGGCCTTTTTCTTCGATGCGTACTGTGCCACGTCCTGCGATCTGTACGTCTTTATTTTGGCTTTGCCAACGGATACCCTTTTCGCCAACAAATGACTTGAGCGCATAATCAGGTGCATTGAGATGCTCCTCTTTTGCGATGGGTTGCGCGGTTGCTTCTTGAATCAAACGCTGTGCGCGCTTGAGATCATCAAGTTGCTTTTCAAATTGGCTGAATTTTTCGCCTGATGTCTTTTGATGCGTTTTGATCCCCTCAAGGATCGATTTTGCCTCATTGACGAGTTTTGTATCACTCATTGGTTTACTCCGTAAATAGGGAACGCAAAAAGGCGCGTTCTTGTGGGGTTAAAAAGTCTTTCTCTTTGTCCTTGTCATCATCCTCAAGATCCTCATCATGATACTTTTCATCGGTATCAAGATCATCCTCATCGGGATCCTTCATTGCTGCCTCTTCGACCTCTTCGGCGGGCGGCTCTTCATCCATGGGCATGTCTTCGCGCGCATAGGTAACGATCACAACATCATCACGCACATCGACATCAAGGATATGCTTAAGGTTTCTAACGGAAAATGAACGGTTATTCATATTGTATCCTTTTGCGGCAACCGCCTCACCGTTGGCGGGGATTGTCACGATTGAGATTTCTAATAATTCGGCTTTGTCGAAATACTGACCGCTCAACCCGTGCGCGGGGTGCGATTTCTCCAACATAGATCGGGGTGTTGATTCGATGGGATTGAAGCCAACACTGACGGCATTGAGAAAGCCGGCCTTTGTTTTGCGCGCAACCTCTGCGGCCTGTGGGTCATCCATATCAAACTCAACATCAACCATCAATTGGCCATCGACAACATCAACCGATCCTTTGCCAATAGGCAAGCTGTTGGCATTGTGATTGAGCAATATCACAGGGTTTGCACGATAGGCCTTTAGGTTCCAACCGCTCTTATTGTTGATCACGTCACCATATCGATCGGCGCTTGATGTACTTGCAACAAACGATACAAGATCGCCTTTTGATGCACCATCACGCAGGATCTCACATGTGAGATTTTTATAGATCATAATTACCCCTCTATACGTATATACACGCTTATTGAGTCTATTGCAACAATTACAAGAATTGCAAGTATTCAACAAAAACACAAAAAAGATAATAATAGTCCTTGACTCTAATATCAATACACTATATTGTATAGAGGTGAGGCAATGATGCACACACAAAACAACAAGGACAAAACAAAATGAGTATCTTATTCACAACATCAAATACTTTTAATGTAGACATCGACATTACATTAAACGGTGTGACTATTGCAACCCTAAAAAAATCAAAAGATAACCGAGGCTGTACTAATAAATGGATTGTGACAATGGGCAAAACTAAAAAAGTCTTCCATGCTAAAGACTTTAAGTATTCAAGCAAAAAAACAAAACTTGCTATCTCGAAATGGATTGAATCAAACACCCCAAAAAAAGAAGATAGCAAAACAGAAAAACTAACAATGATTGGCGATTATGAATCAAAAATCCCTTGGCAAGTAAAAATGTATCAATACAGATTGCAAGAAAGAGCAGCAAAAAAAGCCAAAAGAAAACAATAACAACCCCGCCCCTTCGGGGGCATCCAACCAACCAACCAACCAACCAGGACAAAACAAAATGAAATGCGTAATTATCACATATGAATCAGGCAAAACACAAGTATACCTCAAGACAGATCCCGCCCTACTTGATGAGATCTTGCACTCAAACGAATGGATTCTTTCACTTGAGGAGGCCGATCTTGTACAGCCACAGCCCAAAGAAATAAAAGGGGGTGAGTAATGAGCATCCTTGTTTATATCGCCATGCACATCATCAAGCCCGCCCTAATCATGGCGACAATCATCAGCTGTATTGTCGCGTCATACATCCTCACACAAACCACCAAAGGACAAAACAAAATGAAATACAATACCCGCAAAATACGAAAAATGATCAAGGCAATTGGGCGCGTCAAGACCGTTCAAATGCTCAACGCAAAAGGCTTGACGCTTCGAGACTTTGGCATTATGTAAAGATCGATCTTGTGTTGTAGATCTTTTCGTACGTTGTTTTCAAGGCGGTCTTTTATGGGCCGCCTTTTTTATTTGCGCTTAAAAAACAGATCTGTACACTTCTCAAGTGTATCACCCTCAAGGCCGGCGCACGTATCACGTATCGATCTGGTGTTGGCGATGTTGCTTATTTCACTACAATCAATCTGTGAGGTTTGCGCATCGATCCCACGTTGCTGCATACGACAAAACATCTCACGGCACAAGAGATCGCCTTGTTCTTTGATGTACTCCGATGAGCAAGGCGCAGCCAATAGATCAAGATCTGTGAGTTGCTTTTGTACCTCAACTTGTGCTTGTGCAACCTTATCCCCGCCAACCTCTATGATTTGCGGGCCTTTGTCCTTTGTGGCTACATGAAACCCAACAGCGCCGCCAGCGCCCAACAAGACACCAACTACGCCCGCAATCAATAGCTCAATCATTGCTTTACTCCTTGTCATAGCACAGCCAAATAACCACCAATATGGAAAAAAAGCCCATAACAATAAAAAAATTATTCTCGGTTTTAAAGTGAGGTATCATAATCGGGTATTTCATGATCAATCCTCGATAACAGGGATCAGGGTACACCGACAATTTATATCCTCAGCGGGTACACCAAACGCAGCGGGGCTTTCTGTGCTGTCACCTGTTGACGGCACGACAAACCTTTGATTTACATTGACGATCTGGCCGTCTAATTCTATGTGTGTATCACGCACTTTGTCATCCTTCGATGATAGCCACTCTTTGCGAATGTTGATCCCGCTATTTGCCGCCGCCCCGTATGCCTGATCGGTTGCCATGTTCACGGCTTTTGTTGATTCGGTGCGTGCAATGGTTCGCGCACGCTGTGCCCCAAATGTTTTGCGCTCATCAAGATCCCGCGCGATCTCATCTATGCTGTCACCATTGAGCAAACCCATTTCGACAATGCGCTTGATTCTGTTTGCTGTGGTTTGTGTGATCTCCATTGACGCAAGATCATTGGCATAAACGGCGGCCTCACGACTACCAAAGACAAGATCAAGAGGACGCTCTTTTCCCGCACGCCTAAAGACATCATCAAGCGCATCATTGCCCGTCAAACTCCAAACGGATAACCATTGACGGCCCATTTGTTTTTGTAACAATTTCATTTCTTCAGCCATGCCCAACAATGATGACCAATCAAGTACGCCTCTTGTCACCTGTGCCGATCCCGCCGATCGTTGCTCTGTCACATAGTCCTTGACGCGCTCTTTGTACCTCTTGAGACTTTGGCGCAAATAGGAATATACGGCGCGCTCTATGGCCTTCTCAGCGGGTTGTTGTGACTTTGTAACCCAATCATACCACAGGGCTTTTCTTTTGCGCTGATCAAGGATGTACTTCTTTCGATCTTCGATGAGTTCGCGCATATACGCCCGCCCCTTTTCACCAACAACAAGCCACTTGATTTGCGCAACTGTGCCCGCCAAACGAAAGTCTTTTAGGTGTCGCGCGGCCCATGCCTCACGCTTTCTGATTGCCATGTCTTCCGTGTCTGTCTTTGGTGTTCGATCCTTGCGCGTTGCGATGGGTGCAAGCCTGTTAAATTGGTTGTTGCCCTCAATGTTGCCGCCCTTGTTCCATATATCAGGCCAATTATCCTTTAAATCTTGCGCATATTCGATGTCGAATATCCCGTATTGACTCTTATCAAGATCAACCTCCGAATCATCGCCCGCCGTTGGGAAGTTTGTCACCTCATCGGACTGATCTTTTTTTTTTACTGTACGCAAAAGAGCAACAAGCCCCCGCACGTTTTGCCCTTCCTCATCGCCTATATCTTCGGCGGGGCTTTCTCGCTCATCGATAGGCACGATCGGCGCATCCTCGAGGCCTTCGTACATGTACGCATCAGCGGCATTCATGCCGTTTAGTATGTGCTTTGTGATTCGGTCAAGTTGTGAATCTTTTACACCTTGCAAGGCCTCAACACCTGAATAATCGATCTCAACACGTAGCGAAGGATCGAACCGGCGCGCAACCTGTGTGAGCAAAAATGACAACCTCTTACCCCGTTTGGTTTGCACCTCCCAATAGTTTTGCGCTTGTTGCCTTGATACCGCAAAGTTTGCGCTATTGTCGCCCAACACCGATGGAGGCACACCGAAAACGGCGCTTATCGCCTGTCTTGTATAGTCTCGTACGGCTTGAAACTCAAGATCGCGCGGTGTGATCTGCAACGGCTCAATTTTCACTTGACCTGACAATACCATTGCGCCGCCCTCTTTACTCATACCTCTATACGCATCAAGTATGGCTTTTCTTTGTTCATAATCCCATATATCAGCCTCATCGGCGGGGCTGATCAGGATGTCAGGCCGGCCCTTTTTTGCGCCATCACTTGCGAGTTTTTGCGCGCTTATATCCGCACCGATCTCACGCTGTAAAGGCTGAATTCCGCCGACACCATACAACGCATTTACACCCGCACCCCAAGAGGCGCTCTGTGTGTATACAACCCGATCGATCGGATACTCAACAATATTTCCGCTATCCTCAAATTCAAACCCCTTAATACCCATAACGGGATCGGTGATGATTCGGGTTTGCTCAGGATGTAACCGGAACAAAGAAGCGGGCACATCCGTTGGGCCGGCAAGGAGTGCATAGCACCCGCCCGTCAACATAAGATCGACGATCAACTGTTCACGAAAAGAGAAGCCATCAATGTACGTACTAGGTTGATCGATGAGGTCTAAAAAAGGATGCTCTTCGATGATCTCGCTATCTGCGCCTTTGCCTTTGATCAGGCGTACAGGCAACGCGGCCAAATCTTGCGATGCTCTCGAGACGGCGGCATATACATATCCATGTTCAGCAAATGCGGCCATTGATACGCCGGCTGGATATGGATTCTTTGCGCCTTGTGGCCTTTCCCAATCTGCGCCGTGTGCCGGTCGCTCAGGTTTTGCCACAGGCTTTGCAAATGCTTTGGTTATAGGCTCAAAAACACGCGCCCAAAATGACAAAGGCCTTGCCGGTAAATCTTTACTCATTGTATCACCT